CTTGACGTTATCTGAGATAGGTTTACTAACTAATGGGGATCATTCAACTGTACTTCATTCAAACAAAACTTTTGAGATATTAACTGAGTACGATAAAGATTATCAGTTTTTAAAATCTATGTTTAAAGGTGATATACAGCACATATTTAGCATAGATAGAAAAACTAGAATTTCTGAAATATTAACATCAGGTTTAACCATTAAAGATAAAACTGATGAAATTATGAATCTTTATGAAAATAGATAGACTAGATGTAGCACACGAAGAAATCACAGAGAATTGTGATGAGTACATTATTATATCGGCAGAGTGTAAAGTTAAAGATAAGGATTTTGAACCTGAAGAAGAACTTATTACAAGAGCCTATGTACGAACCGATGGAGAGATACTAAGAGAGATTTTAGTAGAAGAAATGTTAAATTCAAAAAAATTTGCTAACTTCGTCAAAGAAGTTGTTAACGAGTATAATCAATTAAATTCTGAATTATGAGTAACTTACAAATTACGGGTACAATCACTAAAATTACTGATGTACAAGAAGGAACAGCTAAGTCAAGTGGAAAAACTTGGAAGAAGCTAGGTTTCGTAGTGCAAACTACAAGCGAATACCCAAAGGATGTTTTCTTTAGTGTGTTCGGAGAGGAGAAGGTAGAGAACTTTCTAAAGTACAACAAGGTAGGTCAAAAGGTTGATGTTAGCTTTAATGTAGAGTCTAGAGAATACAATGATAGATTCTATACTGACCTCCAGGCTTGGAAAGTATTTACGAATGCAGGAGGTAACGAAGCGGCTAAGACTGAAGCTCCAAAAGAGGAGTTCCATAAAGCTGATGATTTACCATTTTAATATTGGAGGGGTGTAACAACCCCTCTCTTATTTATTTCTACACAATTAACCAAACTAAACTAAGGAATGATGGCTAAACGATTTACCGACACGATGAAATGGGAAGAAGATTGGTACTTAGACTTATCTCTAACTCAGAAACTATTTTGGATATATATTTGTGATAATTGTAATCACGCAGGAATATTCAAACCAAACAAAAGATTATTTGAGATGCTTATAGGTGATGAAATTGACCTCAATAAGTTTCTTGTACAAGTAAATGAAGATAAATTAAGAATATCAATATTAGAAAACGGAAGGTGGTATTTAACTGGGTTTATAGAATTTCAGTATGGATCAAACCTTAACGCTAATAACAGAGTACATAAGTCTATATTAAAGCTACTTAACGATAATGATTTAAATTGGGATGGTGATATTTCTGAACCAACTCAATTATCTGTAAAAGAATCTAAAGAACAAGCTAAACCTAAAAGTATAAAAGAAGTAGTTGATTACTTTATACTAAAAGGAAGTAATAAAAAAGATGGCGAAAAGTTTTATTATTTCTACGAATCCAATGGATGGAAGGTAGGTAAGAATAAAATGAAGAATTGGAAGATGGCAGCTTCAGGATGGGTTTCTAGAGATAAGCAAACTAAACCTGATTCAGATTATCTAGGTGGTCAACTTCAAGCGATGAAATCATAATGGCTCTTTATAGAATGACCTCTCGTGAGGAGGTAGTAAGCTATTGTAAGGAGATATACTCCAAAGGGTACACTAAAGGTAAATCCACAGGTATAAACCCTCTTAATTCTCACTATACGTTCCGTAAAGGTGAACTTACAATAATGACTGGTTTTGCTAACATCGGTAAAACAACTACACAATTATTTCTTATGATAATGGCATCTAAGCTCTATGGTTATAGGTGGTTAATGTATTGTCCTGAGAACGAACCTGTGGGTGATTTGATGATAGACATCGCTGAGATGTACTGCGGTAAAACAGCAGATAAAGACTTCTCAGATAGGATGAATCAAGACGATTACTTGATGGCTATAGACTGGGCATACAAGCACTTTACCGTACTTACATTTGATGAGACCCCTACCGTGGAGGATGTGTTGCAATCGTTTAGCGATATGATGCAAGTAGAACATTACGATGGTGTGTCTCTTGATCCTTTGAATGATTTAAAAGCCGCAGAGAAGCAATCTAAGTATGAGTATTATTATGATGCTTTGAGTAATATTAGGCGGTTTATTAAAAAGTTTAATGTTATGTTTTACCTTGTGGTTCATCCAGGTACTGCTGCGAATAGGAGAAGAAACGATGATGGTACTAGACCTGCTCCAAATATGAGCGATGTAGAGTTTGGTGCTATGTTTGGCAATAGGGCGGATAACTTCCTTGTGTTTCATAGAAATCCACAGAGTGATAATTGGAACGTAACTGAAATTCACGTACAAAAGATTAAGTTTCAGAAACTTGTCGGAGTGCCTACACCTGAGTTAGACCCTATCAACTTGTTTTATTCGTATAAAAAACGTAGATTCGAATATCTTAATGAAAATGGTAGTCTAATACACCCATTAAATAAAGCAAGAAGAACTAACCAAACATTCTAAAGCTATGAAATTAAAAGTAGGAACAGATTTTAGTGGAATCGGCTCACCTGAGACTGCACTAAAAAGATTAAACATCCCACACGAAAATGTCTTTGCTTGTGATATTGATAAATACGCAAAAGCATCATATTTAGAGCTGCACGATCCAGGAAAGTTTTATGACAATATTACTACTCGTGACCACACGAAGGTAGAGCGACTTGATTTGTATGTAGCAGGTTTTCCTTGCCAAGCGTTTAGTTATGCAGGTAAAAGGGAAGGGTTCGCTGATGAAACAAGAGGTACTTTATTTTTTGATGTAGCTGAATTTATACGAACCAATAAACCTACTTGCTTTATACTTGAAAATGTAAGGGGTTTAGTATCTCACGATAAGGGTAGAACATTCCAAACTATTACAGATATACTTTCTAATGGAGGAGGTAGTTTAAATGGCCAAGTAGGATTAGATACAATAGACAATGGTCTAGGTTATCACGTTTACTACAAGATTCTAAATAGTAAAGATTTTGGTGTTCCTCAGAACAGAGAAAGGATATTTCTTGTTGGGTTTAGGAACTGGAGAGAGTTTAGTTTCCCTAAGGAGATGCCTTTAGATAAAAGCCTAAAAGATGTGCTTGAAGACAATGTTGATGAAAAGTTTTACTTGAGTAAAAAAATGATTGATGGTTTTTATAAGCACAAAGAAAGACACGAAAAAAAAGGTACAGGTTTTAAATTTGAACCAAAAGATGGTAGTGGTGTAGCTAATTGTCTTAGAGCAAATGCAGCTCTATGTCCTACAGATAATACAATTATTGAAACTGACAACCAAAGAGTAAATAGTAATTACAAAAAACATAAAGATGAATTAGAAGATGGTGATTTTATGGATAGTTATAATCAAACCATTCATAAAGACATAACTCCTACTATTACAACAAGGGTAACTGCTAGTAATTCTAATCATATATTTGAAAAAGAAACTAAAGTAATCACACATAGTCTTTATGGTAGAACAAGTAAAAAAGGGAATGGTGGATCGGGACATTTGACTAGAGAAGATGGCCTGGCTTATTGCGTTGACACAGGTAACTTTCAAGCAGTAGAGATTAAAGATAATGTTGTACAATTAAATCCGAGCAAAGAGTCGGGAGGTGTTCAACCATATCAGCAGAACAGAGTTTATGATATTGATGGAGTTTCACCTGCTCTTATGGCTAATTTAGTTGGTGATAGAAGTCACAATATAAACACCCCAAGGATAAGAAGATTAACACCTTTAGAATGTTGGAGGTTGCAAGGGTTTAGTGACGAAGATTTGCGTAAAGCTCAGAAGGTTTGCTCTAATAGCCAGTTGTACAAACAAGCAGGTAACTCTATAACTGTTGATGTTATGGTAGAGATATTTAAGAAAATTTATTTAAAATAGAGCTATGGCAGACGAAATTACAATGAAAGCAATAAACTTGCTACGTGAAGCTGATCCTAGTATGGATGAGCTAGATAGCCTTGATAAGTTTATAGCACATCAAGCAGAGGTGGTAGAAATGTATAAGCAATTTAAGGACCATCCTATGGCAAATAAACTAAAGCCTAGGTTGACTGTCTTTGAGGAAAGTGCTTTTGCTTTTACCTATATATATACTATGATGAAAACGTATAAGAGAGAAAAGATGTTAGCTAGTGCTAGGGAATTTGAGATGGCGAACGCTGTTATTGAGTTGAAGCAAGAGCTAGATATATTAACTAAATTAGATAAAGGTGACTAAAAAAGAACTAAACTTGTTAGACCGATTTGCTAGTAAGTATAAAATTGATTGTGTCCCTTGCGAGGGAAAGTATGATTTTTGGGATTTTACTTACAAGTGGGATGACAGGAAGTTCTATTGCGAAATGAAGCAAAGAAACTTTACTTTAGATTTTGCTAGGGATAAGTATAGCGAGGGCATACTACTGGAGATGCACAAATATGAGAGAATACTAAGACGTACTAAGAACGAAAAAGCATCACAAGGTCTGTATCTAAACTTCTTTGATGATGATAGTGTACTTGTCTACAATCTAAATAAGGTTACTATAGATAAATGGTTTTGGAAAACTATGCCCGAAACAACTGATTTTCGTAGAAGAAATTTTATTTATAAATATATTACGTTTTTAGACTACGATAAAGGAAAAGTTTTGTATATTTGAGTCGTTGTGATTTAGTAGTTCATAACTTGGTTTTCATTGTTTGGTTAATTGGAAAAGGAGGAGTCAGTTTTGATTCTTCCTTTTTTTTATTTACATTTGAAAAAACTAAAACATTATGACAAACAAGAAACTCATACCAAAGTACAATGAAGATAAATCTATTAGAGATAAAATAGATGTTTTATTGGAACAGAACGCATCAAACGTAGCCAATTCGGGTACAGGTAGTATGCTAGATATAGGCGATGATAGTAAGGTCAAAGAAGCCTGGGGGATAATACAAATCAGGATCAAAGATATTGACCCTGTGTTTTACGATATAATTAAAGAAAGATGAGTCAGATAGAAGAAGAAGTGTGCTTTAAGATTTTAAAGCGTTCTGAGATAGGTAAAAAGAAATACGGTGTTACGATGGAGCGACAAGACCTGAGTCGTTTAGAGTGGCTTAAACACGCTCAAGAGGAAGCTATGGATTTAGCTGTGTACCTGGAGAAGCTAATTAACGAGGAGGAAAGTAAGCCGTTTAAGTACGAATGGAATGTAACTAATAAAGGGGACAAATAGTCCCCCTTTTTTTTTAACTACCACAAGCTTCGCAATCTTCATCATCTATATCGCAAGCATCAGGTTGATCCTTATCTTCTAAGTCTTGAATCCAGTTACCAAATACTTGTTCGGCTACTTCTTCAGCTGTTTTACTCTGCTTTCCTTTATCCATTCTATTGGTATTTGTTTATCTGCCCATTTGATGTTGTGTTTCTCACACCATTCAGAATAGGTCGTTTTACTTCCTTTAAATAATTTATTTGTGTGCCTTTGAAATACCATCCGTATATCTAAATCGGAGTGTTGATTTATAACAAGTAGCATTTTCTTTCTGTCTGTTGCTGTAAACCTTCCCTTTAATTCTAAGATAATACCATTAGGCAATATTACATCGGGCGTGTATTTTCTTTGCTCCGATACTTCATAATAAAGATTCTTAGTCTCGTATTCAAAACGAACCCCAAGGTCATCAAGCCTAGCACAAACATCCTTCTCATATCCACTTCTATATCTATTAACTTTACCAAATCCTGCCATTGTTGTTCTCTTTATTTTCTTCATAAGTCTTTCTGTTGTGACAAGAGTGGCAAAGTGATTGTAAATTACCTAAACTAAGTTTACTTCCACCCTGTTTGATTGGAACAATATGATCCACTACATCAACTACAACTGTTCTTCCTTCACTTTCACATTCTACACAAATAGGATTACTATTTACCCACCAAGCTCTTAGTTTTCTCCACTTAGATGTATTATAAAAAGATGTATCACCTCCCCAAGATTTATTCTTGTCAGCAGGCTTAACTCTCCCTCGTCCTTTTGGTAGTGTAGGCAAAATTTATTTAGGCTATAGTTAATTCAAATCCGTTTCCTTCACAGGTTTCGAGTAATTCATCGAGAGTCCTTCTAGATGCTGCAATATCCAATAGGGAGTCTGCGTTGATTTGTGCAAACCTATTGCCAAGCAGAATACACCCTCTTGTGTCGGTATTAAAGTTTCCTGAATGAATAAGTATGTATTTTCTATCTCGAACATCCTCTAATATAAAGTGATTTTTGTATTTAGGCGATTTTCTAGGAATAACTTTATAAACACCTTTAGGAATACAACTAACATTTCTCATATTAGCCAACCAAGGTAATTCTAAAGTAACACAATCAAAAACTTTCTCTAAACCATCATACAAAGTAAGATAGCCTAGAGTCTGTTCTTCTGTTTCGCTTACTCGATTTAAATAAGCTTTTTTCATTTCTTGTTAAATATCTTTTGTAGTTTACTCTTATCGCATTTACAGGACTTTGGATCTCCCATAAAGCAAAGTGGTAATACAGCAATTAAAGCTAAACAAAGTGTTTGCCAAGTTATGCCTAATGTATCTATTTGACTTACTGAAGCTACAGCTAGTACACCCGATACAGTTCGCTTCGATGACCATTTACCTTTATGGTCCTTAAACATCTCAGGTACTATTGCGAAAATACCTTTTATAGCTATCTTAGAAAAGACACCCATTACTTGTTAGGTTTCTTCTCATTGTTCTTAATAAAAAAACCTATAAGCTCGTCTATATATCCAAATATTTTATCATCCTTAACCGAAGGTGTAAGTCTAACTATAATTTTAGTAGTTGCTAGAATGGCAATTAATAATTCAGCACCATTATCTAATAAGTAATTTAATAAATCTTGCATAACTTTTTTTTTTGTTATAAGTAAAGGGAGAGGAAGAAACAGGGGAAAAGGTAGCGGTAAAACCTATTTCCTCCCTCCTTTACTATTGTTTCTAATTTTAATAATTTCTGCTACCCATTTGTATATTCCAAATGTAACTGCTAACACAAGAGAAGTTATTTGTAAAGATTCCTCCACATCAGAAAAACTTAATCCTAATGCTGTAATTTGTGCTATTGCTACCTCTGTTGTATTGCGATCCATAATAATTAATTTTTAAATTTCCTCTAGTGTTAATCTAGCACCATATATTCTGTTATAAGAACCTGAAGGGTTTACGCTTAATGTTATGTAATTACCCTCTGTTGAATTTACTGGAGTTAATAAAGTTAACTCCGTATTAATTGTTCCACTTCCGAAACTCCCTCCGAATATAGAACTCCAACTAGAAGACTGAACAGTAAAAGAGTTCGCAACATTACCTTTTATAAATACTTTAACAAGTTTATACCCTACTGGAATTTGTAATGAAACCATATAAAAAGCACTTGCACTAGGCATCATCATATAATTACCTGCACTAGTTAATACACCTGAACCTGAGGTTGCACCTAAAAAGTCGTATGGAGTCAAATACCAATACTTTGCAGAGCCTGTAGCATATATACCTGTACCAATGTTATCACCTTTTAGTTTACCTTTTATATCACCATAAGAACCACTAAAATTTGAGTCTATGTTTGCACAAGAAAGTGTGTTACTAGTAGTGCTATACGTGAAAGTAGACTCTCCTCCAAAACCACCTAAACTATCGTTAAACTGAACAGAGTAGTTTGGGCCTCCTGGAGTAACGGCAGCGTCGGTAATTTCTTGTTGAACAAAACTACACGTTGCTACTTTAGAACTAGAATCATTAAGTGGCTGCGGTGTTGCAGTTACACCATCATTAAGAAGGGAAATTGCTGTAAGATTACCTTCAAGAAGGGTACCCTTAACTTTATTAGCTACAGTAAGAGAGTAGGTAGTATTATTGTAAGCCATTCCAAAGTCAGCACCAAAACTTCCGTTGTTGTTATATTGTACAAAAGTATTTGAACCTGCTGGTGTAGCACTTCCTGAGTTTGCTTGTACAAATGCAGTCGTAGCTACTTTCGTGGTGTCATCTCCTACTGATTGAGTCGTTGCAGTTACACCGTTATCAAGTGAACTAGTTGATGATAAGTTACCTTCAAAACCACCACCTCCAGTTATCAAACCCGAAGCCGTTATTTGAGCTACGGAAACTGTTGAAGTACTATCAACTAAATCTCCTGTAATATTTCCTGTTACGTCTAAATTACCGTTTATAGTTTTATTCCCTGATGTTAAAGCTGTAGCTGTGTCTGCATTACCTGTTAAGTCTCCTGTAACATCCCCTGTAATAGTACCTGATATAGTAGCGTTAGGAGCTTCTATTGTATCTGTGCTTGTATTATATATAAAGTCGGAATCAGCACCTAATTGACCCTCTGAATTAAATTGAACCTCTTGATTTCCACCTGCTGCAAAATTAGTATCATTACTTGCATAATTTACAGCAGATATTAAAGAGCCTATTGGGTAAGTTACTGATGGATAAATTAATTGCTCCCAGGTATCAGTACCATCTACGTAAACAGG